GATGCAACAACAGGTTGGACGTATAAGGAGAAATAATAGATGTCAAATTACGAAGCAACAAGATACGATTTCGACGGCGCAAACCTTACAGGTATCGAAGGAATTCCTACAGCGACTATTGTGCCGTGGTCTTCTTCATCAGTGCCATCAGGTTTCTTAGAATGTAATGGTGCAAATGTTTCAAGATCAACTTACTCTGCATTATTTGCTATCATAGGTACAACTTATGGAGCAGGTGATGGAGCATCTACTTTTGGATTACCAGATCTACAAGATAACGTAGCAATTGGAAAATCCGGAACTAAAGCTTTAGCATCAACTGGTGGAGCAAACACTGTTGCTTCATCTGGAAACGTTGGAGGATCAACAGCGAATGCTACTTTATCAACAGCACAACTTGCATCACACTCACACTCAATTAACCCTTTAGATAACCCTGGAGGAAGTAGTGGAGAAACAACTAGACCTCAAAACGGTCTAAACACAGATAATCACCCTAACACCGCTAACACAGGTAGTGGAACAGGTCACTCTCATAACATGAGTGCAACTTTTTCTGGTGATGCGACTTCAGTTGTACAACCTTATTTAGCAGTAATATATATAATTAAAACGTAGGAGAAATTATGGCAACAAACGCATCATGGACAGTAGTATTTGACGATAAGATGATTATTAAAAATCATGCAGAGGGTGCAGAACAAGGTGTTGGATATATAATACAAGATGATGATTTTTGGGGATTAGCTAAATGGTCGAATATTTGGGCCATCCAATATGGAACAGCAAATCCAAATGATACTGTAGAATATAGAGATGATACACCTCACTCTACTTGGGAAGCCGCTAATTTAGGTGACTTTTCTGATTTCATTAACAGATGGGATGCACATCATTTATCTGTATTACAATCTAATTGGGATAACGATAATGTTGAAGGCGAGTCGGAGTCAGATAAAATAGCTAGATTAGGTGCTAGACCTACATCTTATTCATCTTAATATTATCATACGCATAATCAGCGTACGGACCTTTTTGATTTACGTAATGAAAGAATGCTTGAGCTATTCCCTCGCCCTTATAGACTCCAGGTCTACCATGAGACTGATCACAACCAGCGTATAATAGTGCGTCTCCTTCTTCTATTTCAAACGTAGAATTTTCAATAATAAGAGGCCAGTTGTCATATTTTTTTATACAGGCTGTTATAGAAATTTCACAAGCTGGTCTATCAGTATGAGTAAGTAACGTTCCACCAAAAACATAATATCTCCAATATGAATATGTAGGAAATAATTTTAAATTAGATTCTTTTTCTACCAAAGGCAACTTAGTATCTAATAAAGCAATCATCAATGGGTCTTTGTACCAACAAGGAGAGAACGATTGAGGATCTGTTTTAATATTTGTCATACGATCTAATTGATTGTAACAATATTTTTGATAGACTTTTAATTCGTCTTTAGAAAAAAAATTTTTAATTACTTTATAATTTACTGCAGCCATGCAACTATACTATATCTAGTTCCTTTAGTTATTGGTTCAATTGTATGTGGATACATAAAATTACTAGGAAAAAAAACAATAGATCTTTTTTCAAGTTTTAATCTTTTTATTTCATTTAGTTTTGAATCTGTAAAAACTAAATCTCCTCCCTCATAATTATCATTAAGATTAATTATAATACTTAAATGTCTGGCTACATTACTAAAATGATCTACATGTAAATTGTATCTACCACCTGGCGAATATTTTAATAAATCAATTTGATTTATTTTATCACTATGCATTTGAGGAAATTTAATTTTATAAAAAGAATAAAGTCTTTCTATTTCTTTTTTTATATAATTAAAATAAAAGGTATTGGTAGGAGTATTAGGTTTTAAAGAATATCCTTTAACATTTCTTACAGTTTTATCTAAACCGTTTCCAGTTTTTAAATGTTTTTTACATTTATTCTTAATTAAATAAATTACATTTTTGGTTAACAAAGGCTCAATAGCTTTTTTTATTTCAACAATATACTCAGCATGGTCCATTTATGGAAGCATCATCCAAGAAGTTAGAATATATTTTTCACCTGATAAAGGTGGATTACCTCTGTGTAGATAAGGAAAAGAAGCAGGCCAAATAACAATTCTACCTGTTTTAGGTTTTACTCTTTTAGAAAAATGCAAAAACTCTGTTTCACCACCCTCTTCGACATCATTAAGATATATAGAAAAAACAAAGGCTCTTTTGCTATACGTCTCTTGATAACCATGTTCAATGTGCCAAACGTGATAACCTTCTGTGGGTAATGTTTTTTGTATTTTTAAACCAGTGAAATTAAATTTTAATCCTCCATACGCTTCTTGTGCTCCTACATTTTTAGCATAGTGATTCCATGCTAAATCAAAATTAATCATCATAGATTTTAAAGACTCCCACCAAACATCTATATTATGACCCTGTGCAAAATATTGTTGATCTTGTTTCTGTAGCACAGAAACTTTTTCCGAAGCAATTCTATTTATAGTTTTATGAAATTTATTCTCGTTTTCAAATAAAGTAATAGCGTTATTACATTCTTGTTTAGTAATGTAATTATCATACGTTCCTATAAAATTATCAATATTAACTGTTTTATCGTTACTCATATTTTAATTTATGTTTATATTATATTTAAAAGTCAATACCATTCTTAGATCATTTACGTCACGTCTCATATCTCTAGCACAATGTTCTATACTTCCGTCAAATATTATAACTCTACCTGGTTTAGGTATAATACTTTTTACAATTTCTTCGTTATTATAAAACACGGTTTCTCCGGCGTAATTTAAATTCCAATTATTATTTAAATAGTACATAACAGTTATTCCACCCTTTGAATCTAAAGCATAGTCTCTGTGAGATTGATGCACCGTTCCATACGAGTTAGCACTTGCATACACTCTTTCTAATTTTAAAAAGTCAAACATGTGTAAATTTTTTAATATTATTTGTGTATGTTTTTTTAAATATTTTTCTATTTTATTTTTAAAATCTAATTCATATTTAAAGTTTCTCCATTTAAATTCATTATACCCAGAACCTATAAATTTCCACGGTACATGGTCTCTAAAATAAATATAGTTTTTTAAAATATCTTGATTATCAAAATAACCATCAATTATTTCTATATAAGTTTTAACTAATTTATCTGCTAATGATATTATTTTATCATTAGATTTAATTAAATTTTCAGATTTAGTGCCTATTATATTTCGAATAACATCCTTGTCTTTTTCTATATTATAAATAGAGTTAAACAACCCAGCAAAACAAATGTCTTCATTACATTTCCAAAGTCTTAGTTTATTATAGACGTTAACTGAATGTTGAAAAAGATTATCTTGACCGTGAGGTATGTTTTGTGTTTTTTTAGATATTAAAAAATTTATACTTTCTATATATTTATTCATAAAAAATGTTTAACGTAAATCTATTTGAACTTGGACCAAGAGCTTGTAAATTAGTATGTAATACATCTCCACCATTAAAAAATAAAGCTCTGTTTTGTACAAAACCAACATAGGTATGAAGGTTATTATTATAATAAAAACCTGTTCCGTTATACATTAACTCTTCTCCTTTCAAATATATTAAACAATTATATGTAGCATTAGCATCATCAGTATGTGGTAAAACTTTTTGATTACTATGCCTCATATTAAATCTAGATTCAAAAACTTCTAGGTTTTTATTTTTAAAAAACACATTTTTAATTTTATCAAATACCCATTGGGTATCCGCATTTTTTTCAAAATTATGCGTGTAACTAAATAAGGCCTGAGAATTTGTGCTAGGCACAAAATTTATCTTATTTAAATTACTCACTATTGTCTCATATTCTTTTTTTGTAAAAAAATCGTCCTTTATTACCAAATTTAATTTGTCTTTCATTGTTTAAAAAACTAATATATAAAGCACTATATGCTACAAAAATTAAAATTCAAGGCAGGTTTTAACAAACAAGATACAGAATCAGGAGCTGAAGGTCAGTGGACAGATGGTGATTTTGTTAGATTTAGATATGGATTACCTGAAAAAATAGGTGGATGGTTACAATTAACAGCAGCTAATAAGACATTACCAGGAGCAGCGAGAGCACAAGTTGCGTTTTCTAGTTTTGCAGGTGAGCAGTATTCTGCTATTGGAACATCTCAAGGTTTATTTCTTTATTATGGTAATGACTTTTATGATATTACACCTTTAGATACAGCTATTACTGGAGGGACATTAACCACTGTTAATGGATCTAACGTAGTAACTATAAATAAAGGATCCCACAATTTAGAAGTCGGAAGGTATGTAACTCTTTCATCAGTTACGGTAACAGGTGCATCTGATTTTACAGCGACAGAATTAGAACAAGTTTATGAAATATTAACCGTGCCTGACATAGACAAATTTACAGTGCAAGCCTCACGAAACGAAGGCGGCTCTGGTATGACTGCGGCAGGTGCCGTAACTGTTAATCCGTATGTTGAAGTTGGACCAACAACACAAACAACCGGTTATGGTTGGAGTACATCTACGTGGGGAGCATCAACTTGGGGCACAGCTAGAGCTACAAGTGATGTAACTCTTGATCCAGGAAACTGGAGTCTAGACAACTTTGGTCAAGTATTAGTTGCAACTATATTTAATGGTAAAACTTTTACATGGAATGCTGGCGCTACAAATGCTAGAACAATTAGAGCATCGCTAACCACATCTAATTTTCAAACCACTAATAACCCAACAGCCACTAGATTTACATTAGTCTCTGATCGAGATAGACATTTATTTCATTTTGGAACTGAAACAACTATTGGTGATACAACAACACAAGATCCAATGTTTGTAAGATTTTCTAATCAAGAGGATTTAAATACATATACACCCACATCTACAAACACTGCGGGTACATTTAGATTAGATACAGGTAACGAAATTAGGGCCGCTTTACAAGGTAAAGACTATGTGTTTGTTATAACAGATAATGCCGCCTACGTTATTCAATTTGTAGGACCACCTTTTACATTTAGTGTTAGACAAGTTGGTACTAACTGCGGATGTATTGGACAACACGCTGCTACGTTTGTTAATGGTACTGTATTTTGGATGGGATCTCAAGGTGGGTTTTTTGCATTTGATGGAACTGTCAAATCATTACCATGTCTTGTGGAGGATTTTGTATTTAGTACAGATGGAGATAATTTAGGATTAAACTTTGAATCAAGAGATGTTATCTTTGCAGGTGCAAATAATTTATATACAGAGGTAAATTGGTTTTATCCTAAAGATGGATCTGATCAAATCGATAGATGTGTAACGTATAATTATGCAGAAAATTGTTGGACGACATCGTCATTAGATAGAACAACCTACCAAGATCAAGGTGTATTTGATAATCCTTACGCAACAGATTATGATGATACGTTAACTCCTGTTTTTCCTGATATACTAGGAATTACAAATAAATATGGAGCTAGTATTTATTACGAACATGAACAAGGCACAGATCAAGTTAATAGCACGGCAACCACAGCTATTCCTGCCTTTATTAGATCTGGAGATTGGGACATAACATCAAGACGTAGTGCTCTTGGTCAAGCTACAGGTATTGCGGATTACAGAGGAGATGGTGAGTTTTTTATGGCTGTTAGACGATTTATACCTGATTTTAAATATCAAACAGGTAATGCTAAAGTAACTTTACTAGTTAGTGCATATCCAGACGATGTGGCTGTAAGTTCTCCACTTGGACCCTTTACAGTTACGTCAACAACTGATAAGGTAGATACTAGAGCTCGAGGAAGACTTGTATCTGTT